GTCTAATGAATGGACAACGGTTGATACTTCTAATACCGAAAAAGAAGAAGATAAAGTAGAATATGAGATTGAGAGTGAGGCTGTTCAGGAAGAACAAACAGAACAAGTTCAGGCAAAACCAGAACAGGAAAATGTTGAACAGGAAACTAATGTTTCTCAAGCTGAACAAGAAGAACCACAATCAGGAGCACAAAAGCGTATCCGTCAACTAGTACGGCAAAAGAAAGAACGAGATGAGCAAATCCAAGAGCTTATGTCTCGTCAGTCAGAACTAGAGGAACGTCTTAAAGCTCAACAGCAAGAAATCAAAACTTCGTTAGAAAAGAATTTTGAATCTGCTGAAGCACAAATTAACAGTCGTATTGAATTGGCTGAGGATGCTTATAGACAGGCACTTGAGTCTGGTGATACTGATAGAATTGTACAAGCACAAAAAAACCTTAACAAAGCACAAGGTGACGCAACAACTCTTCAAGTAACACGTAACCAGTATCAGCCTGTTGAGGCAGAAGAAGCCCAAACAGCACAACCAGTTCAACAACAAGAGCAAGCACCACAATATGATAGGCTTGCAGTTGAATGGGCAGGGCGAAACCCGTGGTTTGGACAAGACAATGTTATGACAACATTGGCACTTGAAATAGACCAAGAGTTGAAAACAGAGGGCTATGACCCTACTGACGAAGATTTTTATAAAGAGATTGACACTCGCCTACGCAGCCAATATCCGCAGCGTTTTGGTGGGGAAGTTCAAGAAGAACGTGAGCAGGAAACGTCAACTCCTGCCCAAGTGGTCGGTGGAGCATCACGCACTTCATCAGCCTCTTCTGGCAAAAAAGTACGTCTTACAAAAGAAGATGTACGGCTTGCAGAGAAATGGGGTATACCTTTGGAACAGTACGCAGCCGAAAAGCTTAAAGTAGACCAAGCTGACGGTGAGTACACTTCAGTATATTAATAGCGTGGAGGAAAATAAAATGGCACGTAATAACACAGCATCACGTAATGCAGAGACTCGTGAACTCAACACAAGGGAACAGGACATGGAATATCGTGAACCAAGTATGTTGGATATTCCTGATTCAATACTAGAACGATTTGCTAATCAAGGCCTTGCACTCCGTTGGATACGTATAAACCTTAAAGGTCAAGATGATTACAAAAATGTAGGCACTCGTATGCAAGAGGGCTGGCAGTTTGTTTCAGTGGATGAAGTTCCTGAGTTACAGCATACATCTTTCGTGAGAGATGAAGGTCGGTATATGGGAGCAGTCTGTCGTGGTGACTTAGCCCTAGCAAAAATGCCAATGGCAAAGGCGCAAAGCCGACAGGCATACTTTGAAAACAAAAGCAACGAAATGGTTGATGCAGTTAATGCACAGCTTATGGGGCAAAATAATTCAACTATGCCAATCCGAAATAGTAGTAAAACAAATGTTACTAAAGGACGCACTCCTAATTTTCAGGACTAATTCTTTAGTAGTGCAATTTTAAAAGGGAGACTAAAAATGACTTCAACTTTAGCGTTGTCTGGCTTCCGTCCTTCCCGTAAACGTGGTAATAACCCGAACAATCAGGGGCAAAATGAATATCCTATTGCTTCAGGTTATGCTTCTAACATTTTTACTGGCGATTTGGTCCGTATTAATGCAGGGAACTTGGAAGTCATCACCACCGTAACTGAAGTAGTTCAAGGTGTATTCATGGGCTGTCGTTATGTTGCGAATGGTGAACAAAAATTTAGCAAGTACTGGCCTTCAGGCACATCAGCTACAGATGCTTATGCATTGGTTGCTGACGATGCCCGTACAGTATTTGAAGTACAAGCAGATGCTTCTGTAACCGCAGGTGACCTGTATGGTTCTCAGAACTTCTCTGTAACTCTTGGTTCTGGTTCAACCTTTACAGGTATGTCTGGTCATGGTATTGCAGGTGCAACTCGTACCTCAACAATTGCTATGGCTCGTGCAATTGACCCTGTAGACGAGCCGGGTAACGATGTTGACGTTGCTGCAGAAAATGCATATCTTAAATTGAATGTGCGTTTGGTTCAGCATACCGACAACTTCCACGATGCAATTGTGACTGCGCCTACTTCTGGTGCAGACCCATCATTCTAAGGGAGATTAAATAATGGCTATTAATAGGGCAAGTATTTCTAAAGAACTTCTCCCCGGCCTAAACGCAGTGTTTGGGATGGAATATGGTGAAGTTGCTGACGAACACGCCCCACTGTTTGAGACAGAAAACTCAGACCGGGCATTTGAAGAAGAAGTGCTTTTCACAGGCTTCGGTACTGCACCTACTAAAGGTGAAGGTGCTGCTGTTGCTTATGACGATGCACAGGAAAGCTACACATCACGCTATACACACGAAACTGTTGCACTGGCATTTGCCGTAACAGAAGAAGCTATGGAAGACAATCTGTATGATACATTCTCAAAGCTTCGTGCTCGTGGTTTGGCTCGTGCTATGGCAAACACTAAGCAGGTTAAAGCTGCTGACGTGTTTAACAATGGCTTCAACGCTGCGTATGCAGGTGGTGATGGTCAGCCGTTCTTCTCAGCGTCACACCCAACAATTAGTGCTGGTAACCAATCAAACAGCCTCGGTGCAACTGACTTGTCAGAAGCATCTTTGGAATCTGCTTTGATTACCATCTCTAAAGCAAAAGATGACCGTGGTATTCTGATTGGTCTGCAAGCTTCATCCTTGCATATCCCATCAGACTTGGCATTTACAGCTGACCAGATTCTGAACAGCACAATGTCAACAACCATTGGTGTAAACCCAACAACTGCAGCTAATGGCGCAACTAACGTAAACGACATTAACTCAATCCGCAATCAGGGTCTGATTCCGGGTGGGTTTTATGTCAACCGTAGGTTTACCGATACAAATGCTTGGTTCATTAAGACAGATTGTCCTAATGGTGCAAAGATGTTTGTACGTGCTCCACTGCAGACAAAAATGGAACCAGACTTCGACACTGGTAACCTTCGCTTTAAGGCTCGTGAGCGTTACAGCTTTGGTTTCTCAGACTGGCGTGGTTTCTACGGTGCTTCTGGCTCAAGCTAAGAAATACCAAAAAAATCTTAAAAAAGAAGGAGGGGTACTTTCGTATCCCTCTTTTTTTGTGTATAATATATAGTAATAGAAAAATAACTAACTAATTAACAATAACGGAGATTTCTATGGCTTCAAATATTCGTCATGCATTTGTTACAGGGTCAGGTGCATTACTAGACACATTGACTAGTGTAACAGTTGCAAACACACGTATTAAAAGTGTAACCTATTCAGGTGTAGGCACATTCACAATTACAGGTTCTCAGACAGATGCCGAAGGTAATCTTAATGGTAACAACATTAAGTTTGTTGGTACATCTGTTGTGGATGCAGGTGATATCTATATTCCTGATTTTGGTGTACGGATGTATGGTCCTGTAAAGGTATCTGCTCCTACATCAGCAGCTACAGTAGCAGTTTATTATGGCTAATTATACCTATCTTGTAGATGACATTGTTCAAGCTGCAGAAAACGAAGGTACAGAGTTTTTAAACTACGTACCTAAAATGGTTAATCGTGCAGAAGAAAGACTAACTCGTGACCTTGATGATTACGGGCTGGTTACTTATACGTCTGTTGCTATACCTTCTGGTAATAATCAAGTTACTTTACCATCGGGTACACGTATATTAAAAAACTTTAACATAGTTGCAAACTCAACACGAATCAATTTGTTGCCACGGACAGATGAATATCTCCGTGATTATTGGCCTGTAAGTGCAAGCACAGGTACTCCAGAATATTATGCACGTAGAAACAATACAACGGTTTTCATTGCACCTACTCCTGTTTCTACTTTTAATGGAGAAATTGTACACATATCAAGGCCAACTACATTAGCATCAGCAACACCTAACAATTATTTTTCAGATTTTTGTTATGATGCTTTATTTAATGCCTCAATGGTAGAGGCAATGATTTTTCAAAAAGATTATAATGCATCTAATCTTTTTGAAGCACGATATAACCAAGCCTTAGAATCATTAAGAAATCAGGCACGTAGAACAAGACGGGATGATATGCAAGCACCAGCAAGTCCAGCAGGTGCAGACAATCCTGTAATACTAGGGAGTAACTAATGGCAAAAGCAGCAGCATACAAAGCTATCGCAAAGGCAGTAGCTAAAAAAAGAGGCAGACCTAAAGTTGACAAGCGCAAAACAAAAGCTAAGAGAAAAGCTCAATCAACAGCACGTCAAGCTAAGTTCCAACAAAGCGAGGCGAAGAAAGCAGAAGCGCAAGGAACAACAAAGACTGCACTCTCAGAACAACGAGCTATTGACCGTAAAACAAAAACTATACGTGGTAAAGATATAGATGCCAGTACAAAAAATGCAGCTATTCGTATACTAGAAGATAGTAAAGGTAGGCTTACTGCTGACCAAGCAATTAAAAAAGCTAAAGCTGAATCAGAATCTCGTTTGCCACAAATTAAGTCTCGTGCTCGTAGCGAAACTGCAAAGCTTCGTGCAAAAGGTGCATTTAAAGGTTTTACAGAAGAGCAAATGAAAGAACGTAGAAATCTTATTGCAAGTTCTTTGCGTGAGATGGCTGCAGAAGGTAAAGAACGTAAAGTTATTGCTGGACGTACTCTTTCTCTTACTCCTGCAGGTGAAAAGATTATTAAACAAAAAGGCGGTATTGATAAAATTTTAGAAAAACCTAAAACATATCTTTATCAAACTATGAATGAATCACTTCCACCTAAAGGCTCTC